ATGAGTAAGACGCTGACCGGAAGTGGCTCCATCACGATGAAAAATCTGAATGGAACCTCTGACAAGAATTGCAGTTGTGGCTCCTGGCTGGGCCATTGGAAAAAGTTTGCGAAAACGTCCACGACACCCAAATGTCACGTCCAAGGGTGTGAGTCCCACGCTGAGGTAGGGGCGCATGTTATTTTGCCGAACATGAAGGACGAATCGCTGCGGAAACTCAATTTCATCGCGCCAATGTGCAAAACACACAATGGAACGCCGAGTGCCGAGTACAAATCCAAGCCGGACAGCGTTTTTGTCAGTGCGAATAAGGCACTGACGTGCGAAGCCTAAGCTGCAATTGATGAGGGTAGGCCGGTGAAAACTGGTCTTTCCATCAGCCACGTATTTCTGTTTTAGAACAATCGGCTAAGCGGTTTTTTCGAGGATTTCGCACGATTCCCGGCCGACCCTCTGCAAGGCAAAACCGGGGAAAAATCGCAAATCGCAATGCCGGCCTGTGACGCTTGCCAATAAACCCGGCAAGCTTTTGCGCATGAAACAAAGGCGCGCAAACATTCGGCCAGATTGCGATTTTTCCCCGAAAGGCAAAAGCATCCATGCTCAACCGGCAGAGCGCCGGCCGGGAGGCCGGAATGAAGACCGGACGGGACTGAGACTTCCGGCGAAAACTGCGAGTGACTGCGCGCCTAAAAATCACGAAAACACGTGATTTTCTTAACGGCTTGCCAGCAAAAACACGGTTAATCAACCGCCTTGCGCCATTGCCGGACACCGAGAAACCAAAGAAAAAGCACCGGCATGCCGGCAAAGGATCAGAACCTAAGTTAGACGGCCTGTGGCCTCTTGTTTTCCGAGGGCCGTTTGACAGTTCCCAGCACCTTTTGCCGGTAATCTGTCCTAAACGATTGCAGCGCCCTAGACCCCCGATGTGTCTCACTCCAGCAGCCAAAAAGCAAGGGCCGGGCTAAAGCCCTGAAATCCTCACCCGTTCGGTTTTTTCTTGATGAGTCGTCAGAAAAAATCCGCATGCGGCTTCCGGTTTCACCCTTGCTTTTTGTCTGCCTACATGAGCCCCAACGGTACGGGCACTGCAATCAGGACGGATCACCAACAAAAGGAGCAACGATCATGGAAGCAATCAAACAATCGGAAAACAACAGCAAAGACACGGTACGGGATGCATCAGTCCAGATCAGCACAGGCAACAACCAAACCGAACCCGGCACCCGTGAATATGCCTAGACAGGAGATTGAAGCCATGAACCACTACATTCCGCGCAAGTCCGACGAATTCGAAAAGCGGCAACTTTGCTTCCCGTTCGGCGAGGCTTGCCGGTTTGTGGCGGAATTGGCCGCAAAGGCAAAAAAGGAAATGCTGACATGGTGGAGGAAAAACCGCCCCACCCTACCGGCAGCAGCTTGCCGGATATGGCAACAGCTTGTTTTGGAGGCTGACGACTTTCATCAAATCCCGCTGTTTGGAACTTCCAAGGCTTGACGCTACACTTACCGCAAAGGAGATACACCGCATGAGCGACAACATCGAAAACCTAATTCTTGAACACCTGAAACGCTTGCAGGCCGAGCAAAGCGCCGCACGGGAACGCGATCAGGAAATACTAAGCAGGCTTTCCCACATCGAGAGCGGAATCGCTCGACTGACACGCGATGAATCAGCCAATTATTCGGAGATCATCGAAAGCCGCCACGCCGTAGACAAGCTGAAAGACAGGATCGAGCGCATCGAGCGACGACTGGAGATCAACGGCTAGTTGTCAGAACAGGAAAAAGAGAAGCCGGGGAAACCCGGCTTTTTTTTTGCGGATCCACGAAAAGCTAGATGCCTGACGACGGCACCGACCGAACACGATCTACATTCAGCATCAAGACGATTTCGGTCTTTTCTTCGGTATCGCTGAAAGCGTGTAGAAATTTTGGCAGGAATGACAGGCCGGACGCAGTGCCGGTGGACTTGGTTTCATCCAGACCGCCAAGAAGGATTAAATCGCCATCGGAAACAAGAACATCGGTTGTCAGTTCCCGTTTAAGCAGTGTGGGAGATTGATTGACACCCGTAGTCGTTGGAATGAACTGCGAAAGCTGCTGCAGGACATGAAGTTCCGCCGTATTGGCTCGAATCTTCGGCTTGAGTTCAAAAATCACGCCTGACGATTTGTATTCAACATTCTGCACAGGCTTGCCGTTTCCGTCATAACTCACACTGGCCAGAATCGGGGTTTCATTGCCCACCTGAAAACGTGCCGAGGAATCGGATTTCACACGAACACGGGGCGACGTAAGAATCTTGAATCGGTCGTCATTCGTCAAAGATGAATAGATGGCCGCAAACTGGGCATCACCAACCTTAAACTTGACGAAAGCCGAACCCGTCGCGGCGCTGGCGCCCGCGTCAAGATTAAGACCAAACCCGGCCTTGAGAACTGAGGTAATAAAATCGACGGCCGAGCCTTCTTTTTTGCTACTTCGAACCTCCAGAACAACCGCCTTAACGAGCAGCTCACCGACCGGGGTATCAACCGTCTGGAATATCTTTTTTAGACGGGCGATTTCTTCGGGCAGGCCATTAAATACAATCACGTCCTGTTCCACGTTGGTTTGAGCGTTAAGCCCCTGATCGGCCAGACCAGCAACGGCCATTTGCGGGGAATTAATCACCTGACCCGGCATCAACTGGCCCGGATTGACACCCCCGGAAAGCTGATTAAACCCGATACCCTGACTCTGACGACGACCGACGAACGAACCCGGCTTAAACAACGATTCAGCCAAGGACATAAGATAGGCCACAGAACGGAACTCAGGACGATAGATGAATAATTCCTTCCCCTGATTAACTTCCGGCTCACTGGAGCGCTTGGAAACCACCAATACACCAGATTTGTCCTCAACACGATAACCGCGCAGATCAAGAACACGCCTAGCCTCTTTTTCGAGCTGATCTGGGGATTGATTACGAAGCATGACCGTGAACAAATCGCCATCGGCCACGACCGAGGCGTCGAGGACATAGGATTTCGAGAGCGATTCAGAGAAGACCAAACGGCAAAAATCAGCCAGGCCAACCCGCTGCAGATCAATGGACGTGTTTGCGGCAAATACAGACGCCGAGAAGAACAGCAAAAACAGAAAACGCATCATCGCTTTGCCCCTTGAGAAGCACCCGACCACTGAGACACGAAGGAACCATCGGGCAATTGCAATTCGACTTCGCCACGCGTCACCTTGACAGCCGGAGGATAGGAAACCAGCCTTTGCCGCCCTTCCCCGTCGCGCAGAACATAGAGAACACCGTTTTTTTCCACAGTGCCGACGAGTCGCCAGCTTTCCGAAAAACCATCATTGGGCTTTTTAACCTCGACGGGCTTTAGGGGATCAACAGCCGGTACGACAACGGAATTTCTATCGATAGCGACCGGCTTTACTTCTGGCTCACGATGGAAAAAACGCCACATGAACCAAGCGACGCCAATTATCCAAATAACACCAAGCGGAATGCCGTATTTGATGATTTTGCGATTGAACAACGAACCCCGGTTATCCGCCCTTTCCTCTTTGGCATCCGCCCCGCCCTCTGTTTTTTGGGAATGTGATTTGTAAAGCGGAAAGATTGCAGGATCGTATTTTTTTTGGAAATCCTCGATGAAAGAACGCTTGATCTGTTTGTTGCCACCGTAGACAGAAACAACATAGCGATCCGGCATACCCAAATCCGTGTGTTTCTGCATCAGAAACGACTTTTCAATCGTTGCCTTGATGTTTCGACGAAGGTCGCCAATATCTTGTGCGATTAGAACAATATCGCAGCACTGGCCGGTAGTTTGATGGAGGAAATGCCGGTGCATGCGAAAGAACTTCAAATGACCATCGGGCAATTGAGCATCCGAGGTATAGAAGCGCCAGCATTCATCAATAATAACAATATCGCCACCTTTGACGATTGAGTTATTGCACCAGTCCAAATGAGCTTTTTGCAGAGCTTCGAGAAATTCAGGATTTGAACATTTTTTGATTTGGGCGAGATAGGGAGAATCGCTTTCTTCTTGCGGGAAAAAGAATGGTTCTTCGATACGGGAGTTTTCAACCTGAACTATTGCGCCGAGCTTAGCGCGATCCGCACCGAGCACATCGACGCAGTAATCGCTGATCTTGTCATATTGAAGCCCGGCCACGTTGGTTACAACCCGGCGCCCCTTGGCGACATTGGGAACAATGACGCCCTGAACCACTTCGTAAGATTTGCCGGAACCTTGAATGCCGGAATATAAGGATTGCGCCATAAATGCCCTAAGTCAAAAACGGGGAAAAATCAAAATCAAAAAGTGCCTGTGACGCTCCCCATAAAAACCGGGGAGCTTTCGCCCATAAAACAAAATCGGGCGAACATTCGGCATTTTTGATTTTTCCCCTTAAAAGTCAAAACCGACCGGAATTAGCCGATAACAGGTAGGCGACGAATGAGGAAGCGAGCGATATACGCCGAAATCACCAACGGCAGACCGAAAGCCATTTGTGTTGCATCGAGGAAATACCACATGCCGGGGGTAAGCCCGGAAAAGGCCGAGGTCAAAGCCGAGGTATTCAGAAAATTGCCGAGGTAGTTAATTGCATACGGAACCAGAAAGGCAACGACACCGAAAACCGCAGCGAGAATAACGAATTTGACGACAACGCCCCGGAACACCCAACCAAGAGCCCATGAAAGAATCGGCCACAACGGCATGATTTAAGCCCCCAAAACAATAAATAGAGCAACGACGACCCAAACCACATTAAAGGCAAGGGCAATTAAAGGCTTTACTGATTCATATAACGTGCAGTGGGCATCTAAAATTATATGGGTGTAATGCCCGAATACGGTATAGCTTAAATCGGGTTTTGGGCATTCGGAGACATGGCCGGGAACAGACCACGCAGAAAGGCCGTTAAATGTATTTTTGAAAAAACCATTATCAAATTCGGCGGAATCTGGATTAACAGGATCATTCAATGAAGCATTTGAAATATCGCCGAGCTTATCAACGGATTGTTTAATTGGATTAGCCGCATTTTGCGCTTCCCCCTGCCGCGCATAATCAGTAGGGAATTTAATATCCGGCGCTAATTGCGAATTCGGATTAGTCGATACCTGCGGAGAATTCGTAGCATCCGCCGTTGCAGTAGTAGGCGATGAAGAAGCAGACGGCGAGGCAATTTGCCCAGTGGCTACAGAAGTCTGAACGGAAAGAACCTCCCCGGTAACTGGATTTACAGTCGCCGACGTTGTTTGAACCTGAGTTTGATTTGTTGCCTGAACCTGTTCCTGAACAGAAAGCGTAGTAACCGATTGACCCGGCGTAACAGTAAAAACCAATGGCTGTCCACTTGAGTTTGTACCGTATGCAACAACTTTGCCGTCACGAATCATAGGACTTAATTTATCCGCTGAGACTTGAGCAGGACAGTTCAAATCGTCAGCGGTTGCAAATTGACCATTTGAATAAAGAATATCGCATGTTTTATCGTCAGTTACCTTTCGAGGATTTGACAACACACAACCACTACCACCGTCCGTATAACCAACCGGACAACCCGACCCCGCTACAGTCTGCTGAAAAGACGAATAACCATAAGTGTAATTAGCGTCCGACGCAATTGCACACAAGTAAGAGTTTTTAACAACCGCATCAGGCCGCCAAGATACACACGCTTCCTGCGGCGTAGCGAAATTAACAGCCGAGCCCCCTGAATTAGTGAAATAACGTGTTTGAGTTCCACCCGAATTTGCATAGGACACCGAAGGCGCAGCAACCGGAGGCTGAGGAGCTTTATTCGGATCAGTCGTAAGCGGAACCCTTACAGAATTACCGTCTGCATCAGTCAATTTCAAATAGGCGTAGGCCAAACCCGCACCAACAACCAAAACACCCAAACCAACGACACCCGCAGTCACCAGCGCACCACTACCAACAGCACCACCCGCCGTAATCGCAGCACCAGACGGAAAGGCATACACCACCGCCTGCTGAATAGTCGGCAAAGGCAACGCCTGAGCATAAACATGACGAACAGGAACAACCGTAGAAACCGCCGTGAACAGCGCCAGCGCAAGCGCCCGAAATCGCTTGTTATTCACCGCTAAGCCCTTTCACAGCAGCCCAGCCGAGGACACAGCCGAAGCCAGCGAAGATCAAATACCAGTACATTGCGACAGTCATTTATTGCCCCTGAAAAAGAAAAAGGCAGCCCGAAAGCCAAGCCGTTAACAAAATCTGTGTAACGGCTGCCGAACAGGGCAGGCCCCAAGAGAGGGGATTCCGCAAAACGGGATCCCCTTTTTCTTGCGTGGCCCGCCGCCCGCCGCCGGGTGCGTGGGTGTTCCTTTGGAATACAATCGTCATGACACGGGGGACCCATGACGGCTCACATCTACATCATCAAGGACGGCGACAAGACCAAGATCGGCAAGAGCACGAATCTGGAAAGACGCCTCCCGGCCTACAAGACGCACAACCCCAACCACGAGGTCTATAAAACCTATCCCTGCACGGCGGAGCAGGCCCACAGCGTGGAACTGTTCATCAAGCAGGCCTTGAAGGACAGGCTGGCGGGACAGGGCCGCGAGTGGTTCTCCGTCCCCGCCGCCGAGATCGACAGGCTCGTATGCACCCTGCTGGACGCCTCGCCAGGCGTCTCCGACACCATGCCCGCCCTGCACGGAGTCAAGGTGCCCCACGAGGCCGACGTGCTCCTCGGGAACATCCTCACGGCCGTCCAGGAGCGGAAGCCCTCGCAGGAGATGAAGGACCGCCTTTCCGAGATGTTCGGGAGGGCCTTCGGGCTCGGGATACCGCGGCACAAACTCCCCGATGACGTCCTCGCCCGCGAGCATCTGACGGTCGACCTCAACCACTCGGCCAACCCGCGGGATTCGGAGGCGGTGATGAAGGCGGTCAGGTCGAACGAGCCGTTCCCGCACAGCGACCACTGCTGGCACTTCTTCCACCTGCTGCGGCTTTCCAGCGGGCACAACCTCGCCGTCTGCACGGCGGTGGTCTCCATGCCCTACATCGAGGTCTTGGACGGCGGCGGGGAGAGGAAGGTGTTCAACCACGCCAAGGAACTCGGGCTGTGGGCGACCTTCCACCACGATTGGAGTTGGTGGTATCCGTCGAAGACCGCCCTGATCCTCTTCCAGAGAAGGACTCCCGTCAGCCAACTGATGACCCAGTGGGAGGGCTCGTTCCGCAAGTGGGTGATGGAGCGTCGCGAGGTGCTGAGGTTCGAGGACCACGGGGATTCCGACGCCCTGTCGAGGATCATCGAGGACGTGTGCGAGGACAAACATTTTCCCCTGGCCTTCCGCGATTACGGCGACCTGTGGGAGAGATACCTCGGCCCCTTCTGGCACTTCCTCAGCGACGCCAAGATCGAGGACGACGGATGGGACGACGACAGGGTCGGGGCCATGCGTTTCCTGATCGGAAAGTGGCGTGAGCGGGGATAGGCGACACCCTTGGGGTATGATTTCGGCATCAACAGAACACAGAGAAAAACCGTGAGAACCCTGCTCGCCTTCCTGCTCTCCATCGCCTGCCTTCCCTCGTTTGCCGCCGACATCCGAGTCCCGATGGTCTCCCCAACCCGCTCGATGGGCGGGATCATGATCGAGGGCGAGATCGTCGAGGGGGATTACGCCAAGTTCGAGAAACTGGTGATGCAGATATTCAATCCAGGCGTGGTTTGGCTTGCGTCCCCAGGGGGAGACCTTGTCGAGGCAATGAGGATTGGGAGACTCATCAGGGAACTCAAACTCTCGGTGTGGGCCCCGCCCAAGAGCGGCCCGCTCTTCCCCATGGTCGACTCGAAGAGGAACGCCGTGTGCGCGTCGGCCTGCTTCTTCATCTACGCGGCGGGCGTTGAGCGCAAGGGCGAGGTCTTGGGCATCCACCGCCCCTACATGTCCGCCTCAGCCTATCGGAGGATGGGGCTCGACGAGGCGGCGTTGCGGCAGTCTGTGGCCATGAAGGTCTCGGGGGACTACCTGAGGGAGATGGGGATTTCCTCGGCCCTCGTGGAGAGGATGAACGGCATCGGTTCGGAGAAGATCGTCTGGCTGACCGAGTCGGAGGCCTCGGACCTGACGGGGTTCATCCCCGAGTACACCGAATGGTTCAAGGCCAACTGCCCGCCCACCATCGGACGGGACGGGAACCTAGACCAAGAGAAGATGTTCGGGTGCAGGAGCAAGCTGCTGGAAGAGGAGCAGAAGGGGGCCAAGCTCGGCTGGCTTGTCAGGTCCGCTCAGAAGAAGTGATTATTAAGGAAGTCCCTCTTTATTCGAAAAACTCACCTCATTTTCTTCCATTCCGAAACAGGAATTGGTCGATCAAACCCTACGATAATCCCTCCATTTTTTCCGTATCTGACAATACCGTGGGTCGTTGGGACGGGGTTGCAAGCATCGTGATTGATCTTTTTGAAAAACTCAATACGAGCCGCTTCGAGTTTTTCAAACTCTTCGGATGTGATTTTGGATGGGGATTGTGTGGACATTTTGGTCTCCTTTTTCAGAAGTTCAGCACCTTTCTTTAAGATAACCGATTTTTGGGGGGAGGTCCGGCCCGCCCATCGGATACTTGGTTTTAGATTTTTGGTGGTGTTTGGTGGTGCAACGATATCCAGCGTTCCACGAGAATGCCAAGGTAATACAGCATGGGAGAAAGGATGATTTCAAGTTGCTCGCATCCTCTTCTATTTTTGAATATGCCATCCATGTCGTGGTCGATATTCAAAACCCCAATTTTTTTCTTGGCTACATCTTTGCCACAAATTACGGGTATTGAGATCAAAAAAGACGCAAACGATTTTATGTGTTTCCCTGGGCCGTCGTCAGAGAAATACATCAAGATGTCCTGTTTGGCGTCGTTGCCGTAGAAACACTTTTCACTTTCCAGCCATTCCTTCATTTCCTGAATGGAAGACACTTGTGAAACTCCGCGAAAAAATGCTTGCTGGGCACCTGGTGCCGCATACCTCAACAGCTTGCCCTCTTTCTCCATGTTTTCCTTCTTCAAGATGGGCAAAGATATGCTTTCCAATCTATCGTCAGGGGTCGGAGAATCTTGGCCGCTGCGAATTGACAATTCCGTATAGAGTTCCAAGAAACCCTCATACTCGTCGTCTTGAAATGATTTTGTTTGCTTGAATATTTTTTTGACAAGTTTTTTGTTCGACAGATGGGGAGGAGCAAATATCATGACATTGATCCCATATGTCGGGTGTTCCTTGTCTTCGTAAGCCTGAATAACCCCTCCTATCAGATTTAAGATTGTTCTGATGCCATCCTCAACAAGAGCCTTGCTTTTTGACTGCCCATCTTCAATCTCGCAATTGTTTTCCAATATGCTCAAATTGTGCTCGGCAAAGATATAAGCGGATTGCCCCATTAAATAGTTTTCTTGATATACCCTCATGAAGGAATCGGGAGGCGTGAGAGAGATGGTTTTTGTTAAGTCGACAAGTTCGACAAGTTGGGCATGTGCTGCCTGCTGATCTGTTGTTTCTTTACCTTTTGAAACGGCATAGGCGATGGCAATCACAAGGGTTCCGATTGTCAAACCTCCCAACATAAATGGATCGCTATTGCTGGTGAAGCAATCTTCTTTTATTGAAAAGCCGTGGTTTTTCAGAAAATCACATACCCAATAAGAACGCTTGACTTCATCCGAAAAAAACGAAGCCACGGCTCCAATAAGAACGGCTGCGGCTCCCGTTATCCCATGAAGCCACACCCAAAAATCTTTTAATGATTTTCCCAATTTCATTTTTCTTCTCTGGTGAAAGAGAAGAAGAAAAGCATTTTTCGAGAAAAAATCGACATCCGTTTGTCGGGAAAATAACGGGGAATACCTTATTGCCATAATCTGAGTATTTGGCAATGCATCCTGCGTCATGCATTGAACTGCGCCCCCTACGATTTGAAACAAATGATGCCGTTGGTGTGAGCGGCATGGAAAACCAAACAAAAAGCCCCCGTCCGACGCTGTCGGTGGGGGCTTTACTCTTGAAGTGTGATTCTCAACCCTTGGCGGGCACCTGCTTCTGGCACTCCATGCAATAGACGTCGCCGCCGAACTTGGCCTTGTTGAACCAGCAGAACTTTGCGACGTTGTAGGGCACCGAGGCCGAGCACGATTTGCAGACGAGCTTCGATTTCTTCTCTCCCGCAGGCTCCTCGGTCGGCTCCGCCTTGGGCGTCTCCGCGGCCTTGGGTGCCACGGGCTTCACGGGGGCTACGGTCTCCTTCGGCAGGCCGAATCGGGCATGCCAGTCGAACGACGCGGGCACGTGCAGGGCTGCGATGCGACGGGCCAGATCCTCCAAGGTTTCAGGGGAGACGATCTTCGCCGCGAGCAGGATGTTGTTGTCCGAGTCGAAGGCCTTGTCGATCTTCGCCTTGATCTGGTCGGCCTTCACGATGCCCGCGTCCCACCAGCCCTTGGCCTTCGGTCGGGTGATGCGGGCGTTCTTGGACACGACCACGAGGCCCGTGAGGGAGGGCTTGATGGAGAACCCCAACCTCTTGGGCAACTCCACGACACCGTCGGAGAACACGTCTTTGAGGACGGCACAGTGCTTGGCGTTCTGCTCGTGGGGTGAGCCTATGCCCGTGGGCTTGCCGTTCCAGAACATCGCACACTCGCCCTGCTCGTTGATGGCGATGCCATCGGAGAACCGCTTGCTCTCGCAGACCCAGACGTCGAGGAAACGGTTTATCAGCAGGTGGTCGATCTGGGCGACGCGGCCCTTGTGTTCGAGGCGGACGTCGTGGATGGCCGCCCAGTTCTTCGACGGGCCGTAGTGGAAGTCGATCTCGTAGGCCGCGTCGGCCTCGCCCTTGGCCCCCGACTTGATGTTGCGGATCTCCTGTTCGATCTTTTTCTTGGTGTCCGCCGATGCGGCGGGGTGCCTCAGGAGTCCTTGCAGGGTCTCGATGTCCTTGGTCTTGTCGTCGGCCGATTTGATGATCATGGCGTTGCCTTTGTTCTTGTCGGAAATGACGCGAGGCTAAGGACGTGCCTCCCCCAAGTCAAGCGGATCGGGGCCTCCGTCGGGCGGGAGCCTAACGGCCACCCCTTCTTTTGATCCTCTTTTCCCTGGCGTCAAGCCACCTCCTCAACGCCTCTCTCGTGGCGTGGGTCAGGCTCACGTTGTCCTCCTTGCACGCCTCGTAAAATTTCTGCTTCAACTCGGTTCCTATGGAGACGGACAGGTCATCCCTTTGCGGATTCACTGGGTTCGGCATTCATGTCCTCCAACACGATTCAATCATGTTCGTTGTTTCCACAACCATCTACACCCATGGCGTTTCAAGGCAAGGCCATCCGACAAGTGGCCGACGGGCGGCTTGACTTCACCACTTCCCTTTGAGAGGAAAAGACATCTCGACAAAAACAATAATAGGGAGATGTCATGGAAAACTCCGACGGCTCGGCTTCAAACAAAAACACCCCGACGGCATTGGGTCTTTCCGAACCCACACCCCAATATTGGGCGGCCATTCGTCGTGAGATTGAGGAGTCGAAGCTCCCATCCAAATCCCTCATCTTGGATCTCATAAGGAGATACCACGGAAACGAAGGGGGGATCACCCTCTCCTATTCAGGAAAGAAGGAGCCTTGGCAAATAGCCAGGCTTGTAAAGCCAAAAGTTTCCAAGATATTGAAGGGGGAGTCGGTGGGCCCCGAGCCTGAGCAAGCCAGAAACCTTCTCGTGGAGGGGGAAAACCTCTCCGCCATGGTGACCATCTACAAGTACAGGGGGCAAGTCGACCTGATCGTCACGGACCCTCCCTATAACGCCGACCGTGATTTTCGCTACAACGACAAATGGGACACTAATCCCGATGACCCAGGCCTAGGGGACATAGTTCTTCCCGACGACGGATCCAAGCACTGCAAGTGGCTGAGATTCATGGCTCCAAGGCTCTACATGATGAAGGAAATGCTGCGGGCCCATGGGGTTATTGCCATCTGCATAGACCATAGGGAACTCTATCGCCTTGGGGTTTTGATGGATGAAATCTTTGGAGAAAGGAATCGCATAGGCATCATCAATTGGCAGAAATCGTATTCCCCGAAATCGGATTCAAAGCATCTTTCGACTGCGACGGAATACGTCCTCGTTTACGCGAAGGATATCGACTTGGCGAAAACGGGCCTTGAAGCTCGGACCGAAAAAATGGATTCCATTTACCTGAATCCCGACGACGATTTGGAGGGCAGGTGGTTTCCGGGAGACATCACCGCTGCAAGCGGGGACGCAAAATCCGCATATGGAATCCAATCTCCATTCACGGGAGAAATCCATTATCCGAAAGCAAGGTTTTGGAGCCCCTCCAAGGATTCCATAAAGAAGGCCCTTGAAAAATACGGTTCCGAATATGAGGAAAAGGAAATCGGGGATGGGGTTGTTTTCGTCGGAAAGAACAACAAAACCCAAAAGGTAAAGGCATTGGTCTTGAAGGGGGTCGACTTCAAGGATGGCAAGTTGGTTGGAGGGGAGGAGGCATTGAGCCTTTCCAGGCAAAAGGCCTTGGGCGTCATTGCCGGAAAAAACTGGCCTGAACTTGTGTTCAACTCTGACGGGTCGGGAGGGCCGAAATGGAAGAGATACCTGTCAAAGATCAAGCAGGGAAAAATTTCCATGACCTTCTGGGCGAATGAGGAATACGACACTCCTCTTGACATAGACAACGTGTCTTGGGGGTATCAAGAGTCAGGGGCGAGCAGGCATGGAATAAACGAACTTGATGCGATAGTCGGACAAACCCACGGATTTGAGACGGTCAAGCCCCTGAAACTGATCAAAAAGATAATCCAATTGTGGTGCAAGCCCGACGGATTGATCCTTGATCCATTTGCCGGATCCGGGACGACGGGGCAGGCCGTATTGGAATTGAACCAAGAGGCTTGCGCCACAAGGCGTTTCATCCTCATTGAGCAGGGGAACACCGACAAGGGAGACGATTACGCCAAAACGCTTACCGCGGAACGCCTTCGCAGGACGATCACGGGAAATTGGGCCTCAGGCATGAGGAAGGGGGTTGGTGGCGGGTTCAGGTACATACAGGTGTTGGGGAAGAAGGTGGATGCGAATGCTGTGGTGGCTCTTGCCAGAGAGGAAATGATCGACATCCTCACCACAAGCTATTGGAACATGTCCGAACGCGCGAAGTCATTCCTGACCCGAACGGAGACAGGAGGACACCTCTTCGCCACGAACTCTCAAAACGAAGGGTTTTTCTTGGCATGGGGGGCGGACGGTCCCCAATCGCTCACAAGGGATGTTTATTCGCAAATTGCCCAAGAGGCAAAAGCAAACGGGCTGGCACGGAGGTTCCACGTGTATGCGGCCTCGGCCCCATATGTCGCCCAAAACGTCGAGTTCTACAAGATCCCGGACAAGGTCCTTGAACATCTAGGCTTTGACGCAAGTGGCGACGCTTCCAGTGGCGAGGAGGAATGACATGGCTTTTGTTCTCAAAAAATTCCAAACCCAAGCCGCAAGCCAAATGGCTTCGCGTTATTTCGGCTTTGTCTCTCACCCAAAACGTCCCGCCATCGGAAAAAGGCCAAATCCGTTTTTCCAGGCCCTGTCCTCCATGACGGGATCGGGTAAAACTCCGATATTGGCAGATGCAATTGCAAGGATCAGGGCTTCCCTCCCCTCGAATTGCGAACCGATAGTGCTTTGGATGTCAAAGGCCAGATCTGTGGTGTCCCAGACTTATCTCAACTTTTCCCCGGGAGGAAAATATTCATCGCTGATAGAGGGGTTCAGGGTTGTATCCACGAAGGAACTTGATGGGGCATCACTGAGAGATGGGAGTGTGCCTTTGATGGTCATTCTCACCACTGGACTCTTCAACAACAAGGATAAGGAGGAAGGGAACCTCAACCTTCATCAGGCAAACTGGCCTGTTCCCGGTTTGAAAGACACTTTGATAAGGTGTTCTCTTCAAACGGAGGTAGTAGATGGTCAAGCGGAGGCAGTTCAGTAAGGAGTTCAAGACAGAAGCGGTCAGGCTGGTTCGGGAGCGCGGGGTTTCGGTTGCCGAAGCGGCACGAGACCTTGGTCTGCACGAGAATGTTCTGCGCAAATGGGTGCGCGCGGTAGAGGATGATCCACTGCAAGCATTTCCAGGGCACGGCCAGATGAAACCAGAGCAGGCCGAGATTGCCCGACTGAAGAAGGAAGTCGCCAAGCTGAAGATGGAGCGCGACATCCTAAAAAAAGCCGCAGCCTACTTTGCCAAGGAATCGATGTGAAATTCGGCTTCGTGGCGAAACACCGAGGGATCTGGCCGGTAGCTCTGACTTGCGACACGCTCGGTGTCTCGCGCAGTGGTTTCTATGCCTGGCTGACACGACCACCGAGCAAGCGGGCCTGTGCCAATAAGCGGTTGGGGATCGCCATTCATGAAAGCTTCCTGCGCAGCGACCGGACCTATGGTGCGCGCCGTGTCTGGCATGACCTCCTTGTTTCCGGAGAACACTGCGGCCTGCATCGCGTTGAACGCCTGATGCGCCAACAGGCATTGCGTGCTCGACCTCGCCGCCGCGGGCTTCCGGTTGATCGCGGCGAACGTCCAGTGATCGGTATTGCCGCCAACATTCTGGATCGGCAGTTCGAAGCCGATGCGCCCAATCAGAAATGGGTGGCTGACTTCACCTACATCTGGTCAGCCGAAGGTTGGTTGTATCTAGCCGTGGTGCTCGATCTGTACTCCCGGCGCGTCATCGGCTGGTCGATGAAGGCCGAGATGACGGCACAGCTGGTAACGGATGCGCTCATGATGGCGGTCTGGCGACGGGGAAAGCCCGAGTCAGTCATGCATCACTCGGACCGTGGCAGCCAATACACCAGCGAGCAATTCCAGCAGCTACTGGCCGAACTCGGCGTGACCTGTTCCATGAGTCGCTCCGGCAACGTCTGGGATAACTCGGCAATGGAGAGCTTCTTCTCTTCCCTGAAGACCGAACGGCTTTCCAGAAAAACCTTCCGGACACGCGATGAAATCCGGGCCGAGGTGTTTGATTACATCGAGCGCTTCTACAATCCCGTTCGCCGGCATTCCACGTTGGGCTATGTCAGCCCCATCGACTTTGAAAAACAGGCGCAGTTAGCTTAATGTCGTGTCCGCCAAACCGGGGACAGGCCAAACGAAGATCGCTTCGGCGGGGCGTCTCCATGGGATGTTTTGGTCGAGAGGAACTGTCATGGAGCGCGACGGCCTTTGTTCGTGGTGTATGACGAATCCCATAATTTGTCGGAACAGCAGGCTGAACTTTTGGAGTCATTGGAACCCGACGCCTATTTGATGGCGAGCGCCACCCTGAACTCCTTCCCCCATTCGTTTAAAGAGGACGTGATGAATCCTTACATGCGATGGGCCAAGAAGGAGGTCCCCTCAGAACAAAACCTTGAAATCACGTTGGTCGATGGAAAGGATGTGGTGGAGCACTCCCTCGTCAAAAAGCATATTCATTTCGATGGAACGACGGCATCCATGGAAAGTTGCGTTGACGAACTCCTTTCCCAGTATGCGTATCTGGAACAAGAGGCTTCCTATCTTGGGGTGAACCCAAAGGCCATTTACGTGTGCGACACCAATATGGTTGACGATGGTGGAAGGGATGATCCCACTCTCTCATTCGAGGCCAGAAAGTCCCCAATGATCAGGATTTGGCGCCACTTGGTTGCCAGAGGTGTGGATCCGACAAAAATCGCCGTCTATTCCTCTCAATTGGACTTGGATCCATCGTCCACTCCCGCCGACTTCAAAGTGTTCGGAAAAAAGGAGGACGACTTTTATTCCTTCCAGTCTGGCAATTATCGCCACATCATTTTCAACAAGTCTTTGCAGGAAGGATGGGACGACCCCGAGTGTTATCTCGGGTACATAGACAAGGGCATGGGATCAAAGGTTGGAATAGAACAGATCATCGGCAGGGTTCTCCGACAGCCACTGACGACCCATTTCAGCAATCCCGCCTTGAACACGGCCCAGTTTTTCGTTCGGGTGGACAAAAAGGAAACGTTCTCTGCCGTTGTTGATGCGGTGAAGGAAAAACTGTCCACGGGGCATGTCCCGGATTTGCTGGTCAATTCGAGTTATTCCGATGGCTTCATGGAAAAGCCCGTAAAAATTTCACCGAGACATTCTCCTGTTCTTGGATTGGTGAATATAGATACGGGGTCGGCCGAAAAGGAAGTGAAAGAGCTTCTCTCCACTCTATGCACGTTCAGCGACTTGGATGCCGCGGCGACTGGCGTGTCTGAGGCAATGACAAAAAACATAGACATACAAACAGGGGAACTTCTCGACAAGACCGATTGGATAAGATCGACATCTCCAACCCGCAAGGTTTCCTTGCGATGGCTTATATCTTTGAGGATAAGGGAGTTGTCCCATCAGGTATTGAACATAGCGGAAACCTCCGACAAAAAATTCGACAGGATGGTTCAGTTCAATAGTTTGATTGACCGTCGCGTTGTGGAGGTCGCAAAGACAGCCGTGTCGATTTATTGCAGGAATGCAAGTCTCGACTACAACAGTTCTATCGAATTTTCTTTTTCTTCTTCCATGGTGAGGCCGTCAAAGGCCGTGAGATTCAACCACTCCATATTTGAATCTTATTCAGGGTTGAATTCTTTTGAATTGGGATTCGCCAAGGCCCTGGATGAGTATTCAACCATAAGCCCCAGCAATAATGGAGGGGAGGTTTTGTGGCACAGGAATCCTTCCATAACTGGGGGGTTCAAGATTCCCCTTGTCGATGTCGGAAACACAGCCAATTACTACCCTGATTTCATTGTTTGGCACAACGGCCTTGTCTATTGCCTTGATACGAAAGGCAGGCATTTGTTGGAGGAGGCTGTGAGAAGGAAATTGTTCGACGTGAAGGACCAAAGAACCACAAAACTCGTGTCCAGATTCATCAGTAAAGGAAAACAGACAGAGGAGAACACTACCCCGTCAAAAGATGGATACACGGTATGGCGATTCAAAAACAACAAGGAATATCCTGTTCCCTGCGACAGCCTCGATGAGGCGGTGGAGCAATGCCTCAAAGAGGATTGATGTTTTCAACACCATTCACTCACCCTCTGAAATAGATGATGTCGTTGAGGTCGAGGGGAGCCTTGGCGAGGCCGAGCCGCATGGCGGGGGTCTCGGGGGCGACGCCCTTCCTCGGGTCGGGTGTCCAGACGTAGTTGTGGCAGGCCCGTGCGATGGTCAGGAGCTTTGCGATCTGCTCGGGGCGGTAGGTTGAGTATCCGTTCCACACGCGGCCCCTGTTGGCGGAGGACGACACGGGACGCTCCAACATCGAGAAGCGGCGGCGAAGCCGATTGAAGAAGGAATCCACGGCGTGGAGGCTCGCCTTGTTGTAGAGCCATGCAAGGTGGTCCTCGTCCCCCGCGTATTGCCCGAGGTCGGTGAGGTGGCACAGGGCCTTCTCGGGCTCAGACATCGACGGCAACGGATGCGACACCCACCTGTCCCTCCACGGGCCGAGGGTCTGGGCCGCGGCGATGCGGCTCTTCAACAGGGCGAGCATGATCTCGTCCCTCGACGGAACCGCCTCACCCTTCTCCTCCATCTCCTCCATCAGGGCCTTTGCGAGCCCGACGAACGCCTCGTTGGCCTCTTTCAGCCGCAACCGCTTCTCGTCGACCGTGAGGTCCTTGGCGATGCTCACGTAGAAGGCGTCGCACCGTTTGTCGAGGATCATGTCGGCGAAGGCCCCGAGGCAGGCCCCGCGGATGCCCGAGTCCTGGTCGAGGAAGAACCTCACCTTGCCGACCGATTCGAGGCGGTGCCGCAGGGCGAGGAAGTGCCCGTAGAGCGTGTATTCCGAATGGACGAGCATGCCCGTCCCGGGAAGACCGTCCTCCAAGGCGGGGGGCTGCCCCGCCTCGGGATCATCGTTTTGGAAGGCCATGGCGTAGCGCGTCTCGATGGACGAGGCCAGGGAACCGTCGGGCTTGGGAAGGGCGGCCTGCGGTTTCGTCTTGGAGGCGATGTAGGAGTTGAGGAAGTCGATCCCCAGCCACAGGCGGGCGAACCTCCTGTGCGGGGCGCTGACAACGAGATCCCCAGCCGCCTCGGCCGCGTCCTCGACGGCGGCGCGGTCGGGCTCGGGGTCGAAGTTGGTGTTCATGGCGAGGACGTATCCCGTGGCGTTGTCCGCCGCCGCGCACGCGGAGATGACCACGTTCCGCTTGTCCTCGCGTCTGGACCAGTTCACGACGTATTCCTGCCGATCCACCCCGACGTAGAGCCGCTTGATGCCGAGATCCGCCATCCTCGACTCCCTGTCCGCGAGGAAGGCCAAGGCCTGCTCGTGGAAGAAGTCTATGCGTTCGTAGAGCACCCTCGGGGAGACGTCGGCCATCTCACAGATGCGGCGCATCGGAACCTTGTTCGTGAGGGCCGAGAGGATCGTTCGGTTCTTGTCCGACTGCCTCTGCCTTGCTATGGGGTTGAGTCCCTTGGGCTTGACGGAGAACGTCCTGCCGCAGGACTTGCAGCGGAAGCGTCGGCTGCCGATGTCCGTCTTCCCGATGGACTGGTAGGCCCCCTTGAAGTGGGTGGGCGTCCTGTGGTTCCCGCACAGGGGGTCGGGACATGACTCCACGGGGAACGTCTCGGAGAGGATGCGGAACCCCTCCTCGGCGACGCCGACGTTGCTTTTGAGGGTGAAGGTCTCGCCGCAGAGGTTGCATCGGGCGGCGGGCATGCCCCTCCCGCTGGCGACGACGGTGTAGGGGTTTTGTGCCCCGGGGCCGCGGACGGCCGTCGGGGGTATGGGGACGCCGAAGTTGGCGCATCCCGGGGTCTTGCAGTGGTTGATGTCGATGCCGAGGAAGGCGGGCGGAACCCTCGGCGTGGCGGGCTTGTTGCCTGTCGTTGTGCTCATGTCCGATTAACGCATTCGCATATATCGCGGATGACAGGAATAGACCGAAAACGGATAAAAATCAACGGCCCAAAAAGGGAAAAGCCGCCGAAAAAATCTTCGGCGGCTTCCCATTCCTGTTTGCCTCAACGGCGGGCCTTTCCAACGGCCGTTACACAGATTTTGTTAACGGCTTGCCCGAAAGCCGCCCTTTTCGTATCACCCAAGACGATTACTTACCCTTGGCGAGCTTGCCATTGATAAGGCCGGTGCCGGTCAGGACGACGTACACCGCCGACAGACCGCCAGCGATCAACAGGATTGCAGCGATTGCAGTAGCCCAATCGACTTGCGAAGTCATGCCGGTGAAGTCCGGGCCAGCAGCGAAGGAAAGAGCCGGAATCATGGCCGAAGCGAGAACAACGCCACCACGACGCAGCATGGAACGACCAGCAGAAACGGTATTGCGGAACATATTGAAACCCTCCAGAGGAGAAATTGCTAGGAAACCGCCTAGCCGGTTTTATCGGGAAACCCCCGAATTCTTAACGATTACGTGCACCTTTATGGAGCACGTCATTAATCAAATAAGTCGCCTGAATAACTACGTACAGCAGAGACAAACCAGAAGCTATTAACAACGATGCGAGCATCAGCGCATCAGTCCATGACAACCAATCCAATGCAATGAAGAAAATTTCCCACGGCGTACCCTTCATATCAACCCCCTCGACCCAATGGAAAACGAATCTTTTCGAGAATGGCACCAGCAGCACGGGAAATGCCGTAGAAGAATAGAATCGTTGAAAAGAAAAACGCAGTTCCGGCGAGCGCAACATCTAAATCGAACGGAACATTTAATTGGCTGGACAAGCTGGAGACACTGCCCGCAGTTTGTGTTATCGAGGTCGATAGATCATTAACCCGTGCGACGGTGGCGTTATAGGCCGTCTGCAGTGTCGATAATGCCGAGCTTAAAGACGTGATATTCGAATTCGCCGTATTGAGCCCACTATTCAGCGTGGCAATGCTATTTGTATTGCCAGAGATCGAAGCAGAATAATTCAGGAACGAAACGTACTCAGCAGGAGAGATAGCCACCGCAGGACAAGACGCGTTATTCGGGGCAAGCGCAGAAGTAACGAAAGCTGAGACAGCAGTCTTAGCGCAACTTGTGCCTGTCGCATTTGTGCACCCGTAGAATGAGAATTGCTGGAGGCAGGTCGCAGAGAAAGCCGAGGACGAGACGAGGAACGCAAGCAGAAAAAAGGCGCGTTTCACTTCACGTCCTTTCCGGTTAAAGCGGACTGCATCGCAGAGCGGTAAAGTTCGGCGAAGCCCCAGAGGACACCGACGATGCCGAAAACCCAACCGAAGATAGTTAGCGCGGCCAAGATCAAGACGTTACCCCCTGGACGAGGTAACAACCCCCATCATCGGAACCCCAATGCGTGCGCATTTCAAAGCCTTCCGACTGCGACAAATGGCCGAGAAGTTCGTTGATTGCGTCAAGGAGGTTTGTTGCCACCAGCCAATGACGGTGCACTTGAGGCGCGGCAATATCCTTGGAGCGCCAATAGCGGTTTTTTTCGGTAGTGGTTTCGTCAAAAGTCTTGGACATGTATTTGACGATGTAGGAGGAAAGGCGCAGGGTCGCCCACTCTTTTTTTCGACCTTTGCCGGTATGGTCACGCGGTGGAGTGACATTGATGCCACCCAATGTTTCAGAGCCCTTTACATCAATCGACGACCCCATTGCCCTATACCAGCACGCCCGAAGAAAAGTTATCGGCTGCCACCCCTTTACAGCGATATGGACGTGGAACGCCCCGCGTTCTTGTAGTTCGAGGACGGCGACATATCGCCAATCTTTCAAACCGGGATGCCCCTTCCAGCCATTTTTGACCAGACGAACGAAGCGGCCGAAATCGGCTTTGACCTTTTCCCGATCCTGAACGTTTTCACGGTAGGTCAGGGTAAGAAGGCGATCCGCCTGCATTTGCAAGCAAAGGTCTTTGGCGATGCGCTTGGCGTGACGGACGGCACGCTGTTTGTTCTCTGCTTTTTCGGCTTCAATTTCAGATGCAGACTTTTCGGGTTTCGGTACGTTCGACACCGGGAAGTGATTACCCCACGCATCAGCAAATTGCGCTTGAGCCATCGGGCGAACGACTTTCATCAGGACAGACATTTGACCGCCGATGTAGCGAGTGACCCGAGCGTAATAGTCACCACGCGCGAAACTTGGGGTTTCGTGAGAGGCGCCGCAGGGGTTGTCAATGTCAAAATCATCATCTAGAATAAAATCCATGTTTTTCGCTAAGTCGAGATTAGTGAAGGACTACGGGGTTAGACGGTTCCAGCCGCCTAGCCCCATTTTTTTTGGGTGTTACTTCGATGCTGCGGACGCCGGGGCCGGGCTGGAAACCGGCTTGACGGGGTGCATGGCCACGAGGCTTGCGGAAACCTTGCGATCCATGTCGACGCTGATTTCGAATTCGGCGTGGAATTCGCCGGGAACAACGGTCAAATCTTTGTTGAAATTCCAGAGTTCGCCGACTTTGGGAACGCCCTCAGTGTTGAGCACAACGCATTGGGCGACTTGGTAGGTGTTGCCCTTGGCAGATTTGCGAGGCTCGACATAGAGGACTTGAACGCGCTTTTGGATGTTTGCAGACATGGTTACTTCCTTTCAGAAAAAAGGCACAAGGCCTAGAATTGCCCTATTTGCATATAGGGAGAAAAAAATTGATTCGGGTATTGGTGGCGATCCTCGCGGGGTTCGCTGTAGTAGTCGGCATATTCGGATTGCCGAGCAAGGCTGAAAAAATGTGGATTGACTTCCAACGAGACAGAGCGATTCAGGAAGCACGGGAAAAGGCCGTCAAACTCGAACAAAACTTTGCGGGCTGGTATGTCGCACCAGCAGATTGCGCAACCACACGCAGCAGCCTTAGAGCACTCGAATGCAAGAACCAGCGAGACATGGCTCACAGGGCGTTCATGGCGAGGTACAAGAACCAGTAGGAACATAGCGTTTGCTTGTTTGTCCAAAGTGACGCGATAGCCTAGAATCAGAGTAAGGGGATACGCCCCATACGTGACAAAATAGTCACGTAGCAGAATGTACAGTGACAAATGTGTCACGTCAACAACGCGAGGGCATTTTTCATGCAACTAAATGAACTGATCGAAAAAGGGGCAGAGAAGGCCGGCAGCATTGCAGCCCTCGGAAGACAGCTAGACCTATCACGGGAGGCCGTAGCGCACGCACGAGCGCACAAACGACCACTACCGATAGACGCGGCCGTAAGACTCGCCGACTACATAGGCGAAGACCTACGAAAGGTTATCGCCGCCAATGAGCTAGCCACGGAAAAGAAGGAAGAAAAACGGGCTTTCTGGAGCCCTTTTGTTCAGACTGCGAAAGCCGCCAGCGTTGCACTGGCGATTACGGGCGTCACTTTCTTTGTGACACCGAATGAAGCGCAGGCCGCACCCCTATTGAATCAGGATGCTAAGCCAATTTGTATTATGTAA